TCGTCCACATAGGTAGGTTAGTACTAATGTCGAGTCTATTGTTAAATAAGTCTCCAAGTACTGATTTAATACGTTTACTTTCTGAATAAATTTGTAATATGTATCCATCTTCATTTGCTGTTGTTGATTCTTCACCGTATATATCTAAAGCTGCAGATATTTCAGGAGTATATTCCATACTCTCATAATCATAAAATGACGCTAATCTTGTAGGTTCGTAATATACTGCTTGTGTATATAGATTATTTTCTATCTTTTGCCATTGTTGACCAAGATATAAAGTTTGTTGTGCTTGTAACCTTTCTCTTTCATACTCCTTTTTATCAGGAGTCTTTAAAAGTTCTTTCTTATCAAACTTAAATGTAGGCGCTTGTTGGTCTAACGTTGAGTCAGGACCGAACACTTTAGTAAGTCGTTGCCATATAGTATAATTTTCTGCCATACTTCTTTTTACATAAATAGTAAGAGTTTTTGAATTAAACTAAATAATTAAAATCTTCCAAATAACCATGAATTATCCTGATAGTCTTGCTTACTAGCCTGTCCGTTTCTTCTATGGTGGTTTATTCCTCCTGGCATAACAGGTATACCTGGATTAAAATCGTTAGAGGTGTTTTTTACAGGAGTTTCATTTACCATCCAACTTTCCATCATTGCTTTAGTTTGTTCAGTCACTTTTTCTAACTGTGTAAATGAATTTTCACCAACATATATCGCCATAGCAATTGCCATAATTAAATCATCATGTTGACCTTTTTGGTGGTCAGGTCTTCCGTTTATATAAACAAACGTATTAAGTTCATTTAATAATCTTGAAGAACGTATCTCAAAATTATGTCTCAAAGCCTCTTCAAATGACGCAACAATCTGAACCCTTTTGTTATTAAAGTTTAACCCCGGTATTTTTTCAAGTGCCTTAGGATTATATTTCCATTTGTTTGCAGTATTTAATCCTTCAACATATAAATTTTTATAACCCAATTCTTGTAGTTTTCTTGATGTTGATACACCCATACCTCCTGTAATATCAATTACAACAAAGGCTGAATACATAGTGGCCCATTTAAATGCAATTTCTGCAATGACATCTGGTGGTACTTTACCTAAATATTCTAAAACCTGTTCTCTTGTTTCAAAATCAATTATAGTAAATGTAGTATAATCTTCACTATCACCACGAGATACATCAATACCCATTATGTACTTATGTCCTTGTACGGGTTCTTTCCATTGCCATAATGAACCCCCAATAAATTTATTCTTAGGTTCTTGTATAAAGTTTTGCTTAATTATTTCAATCGTTGTACTTGGGATGACGTTATCACCTGAACCCAAGAAATTACATTCCAATTCCTGTGAGATTTTTCTCCTATCGAATTTAAGTTTTTTAGCCATTCCTTCGAACCACGAAGAATAAACTTTGTATCCGTCTGCGATTTTTTGCTTAATTTCATCATAATCTCTTTCACGGGGGTTAATGTGAGTATAATCGACAACAATTTTATTATCGTCATAATCTTCACGATTTAACATATAATGTATTATATCATTACATTTTATAAGTTTTAAATCTTTGGCATAACGAGGGTCACGGTACCAATACATTTCAGTTATTTTGAAATCATTCATACCTCTTAACGCTTGGTCATATATGGTATAATAAATTGGGTCAAATCCATTAGGTGTAGAAATAACTATTACCTTACCACCTGTAGAAAGTGAGGCCATACATGCAGACCAAAAGTCATCATCGGCATCGATAAACGCTGCCTCATCAAAAATAAGTATTGTTGGAGTATAACCACGAAGTGCATCTTTTGAGGTTGCAACTGCTTTTACTTCACACCCGTTAGATAATTTAAAATGTCTTTGTGAATTCTTTTCATTAGAATAAGATATTCCAAACCATGATGGCCATTGGTCTATAAAACTTCTAACTTTATTTGCAAATTCTTGAGAAGTGTCTAACTTATTTGCAATAATCAGTATCTTTTCAGGTTTTTTCTTAGAAGCGGTTACTAATTTTTTAGATGACCAAGCGGCCGTTACTGTAGATACTCCCGCCTGTCTATACTTCAATGCAATATTTTCCTCATAATTGTCATAGTCATTTATGAGTGTCTTTTGGTCAGAAAATAATTCTAAAGGAACGTATTGTGATTGTGTGTTATCGTAAGTTTGTAGATAGGTTTTAAGAGCGTAAGGTGTATCCTTTACACATTTAGCATACTCCAATAAAGCTTGTTCTCTTGACAGTCCCATCTATACATAATAAGTTTTTTTTATGATAAAGAAATACCCAAACCATCTAAAAGACCCGCAAGACCATCATCATCGTCATCATCATCGTCATCATACTGTGACATCGCGTCTTCATAATCTTGAGATTTTAACTCTTCAATAATCTCATCAACCATTTTCTCTACAATTTTCTTACCTTCATCTGACCCTGACATTATCATTTTTGCAACATCAAAAAACTCGTCAGTTGTTAATGAAGAAAATCTTGAAAATAAATAGTTTTGAATTTCTCTTAAATCTTCTTGGTAAAGTTTGTCAGGATAAGATTCCATAAACTTTTCCCAAATTACAGGACCTAAACGTAAATCCCATATTTCATAAGGTAATGTATCTTGTGAAGCCATAACCATTTCGGCAGCTTTAGGGTCATCAGGTAATCCTTGAGTTCCTAATACTTCGTATACTCCTTTTAGTAATTCATGAACCAATATAGGGAAAAATAATCCTTTGGCTTTTATTGTTGGTGGGTCAGTAGTTTCATCAACTTCTTCTTTACCTTCCATACCTTGTCCACTTTCTGCCGCCATCATAACCATTTGGTCAGGTAAAATCCAATAAAGTAAATCGTTTACTGACATTAAAACACCATAAAGATTTAATAGTTGAGGATTTATATTTTCTAATTCATCCTTAACTAAATGGAACATGTAATGTCCTTTTTTAGATGCTCCCTGAATAAGTGAATTAATAAATCTCCTCTTAGCCTTTTCTAAATCAAACTTTTCAAATGCAGCCATAAAGTTTTCTAAGTCATCCTCAGCTTCATCTTCACTAACACCAAACTGTTCAATAACGTCTTCATCTTCAGGTTCCTCTGAATCTTTTTTCATTCCTGACATATCAATTTGACCCGGCATAGATGTTAACTCTACATCGTATTGAAATGCGTCATCAGGTAAAGATAATTCTTTTTTAACGAGCTCAACTGCTAATTGTTCTAAATAACCCTCATTATTAGATTCAATTTGTTTTACTTGTTGTACTGCCTGCATCATCATACCTTGAAGATTCATTAATTGATTCTGAGTCACTTCTTGTACACCAGTATATCTTTTTACTTTTTCAACTACATCTCTAAATCTTTTCGATGCAATTAATTGTTCAAATGAATTATCAAATTCATCATCGTCTTTTCTCGGTAGTGCAGGGTTATCAGATAATGGTGTTTCTCCTTTCTCTAATTTAGACTGAATTCCTTGGTCCATTCTTTCAGGTCCATCATACTCTATTTGTTCTTTAATTTTTTTCTTCATCTTTGAATGAAATATTTAGATTATCGAATTTAAGAAATTCAGGTAAATCTTTATCCTCGACCTTGGCTTTAGGTGCTGGTTTATGTTTAGGTTGATACGGAGTCTTTCTTTTCGGGCGAGTACGTGTCGGTGTTTTAACCGGCGCCTCTTTCGTTCCTGGTGTTTGTTCGATAATATCCATTAAATCTTTTTTACTCATAGAAGGTTTATTTATATCTTTTATTAAAGATACGATACTTTCTTCAATTTTTCTAATAGATTCTTTACGTTCTTTTATTTTTTTACCAACTTGTGAAACACACGCATCAAATTTCTTTTCAGCATTTTTATTCCATGTCTTTTTAGGTCCGTACTTATCTTGAATACTATCCATACAAATAGCATATTCGTTATCTTCTTCAAACATACCTAAAGTTGTAATAGGTGTTTTCATTTTCATAGTTTTCACCTCATTCTTCATCATCTTTCTGTTATTGTCTGAATCATCATCCATACCATCAGGTGCCATATCATCCTCATCGTGAGGTGTTTCCTGACCTGTTAGTTTTTGCATGGCTAAGTCACCTAAAGCGTTAGATGATGTTATATTTTCATCAATTTCACCTTCATCATCAGATATAGGTTCAAACATCTTAACTAACATATTGAATTGGTCCCTAAAGTAACTTCTTAGATAACCACGTTTAGCGTGGTCAATTAATCCCTGTCTATCTGTTTGATACTCTTCCCATTCATCCCAATAGAAGTCAACCGCACTTTCGGCAGCGTCTTCGAGTTCACGATTAAATGGACTTGGCATTTCTTTAGGTTCACCTAATTGTTTGTGTATTGATTGATTAAAAAAGTATTGGTCAGAACTTCCCCACTCATTTAATTCTTCTTCACCTAACTCTGACTTTAATTCATCGGCCAATTGATTCGCCTGTAGTAAATCATTTTTAATTTTTTCTGTCTTATCAGAAGCGGCATCTTGCTCTTTAATTAATCTACTATGTAATAGACCAATCTGTTTAGAGTTTAGTTTTTTAAGAGTATTAAGTTTAAAACCCTCCTTTAATAAATCCATTATTCTTACTTTATTCTTCATGTTCACTAAAACTTTTTTCGTAACTTAATACAATGTCTCTTTCGTAAAGTTTATCTTCAACAGATTTAACACTGTCACCGTAGTGGAAAACTAATCTTTTAAATTTTTTGTTAAGTATAAAATCACTGTCTTCATCCTCCCATGCTAACGCAATTACTCCATCAATAGAATCATACACACCAAAAAAGTCAGAATTTTGAATTAAGTGTAAATCTATATCCACATTTCTTAATACTCCCACTTTCTTTATAAAATGAATTTGGGGTGGTGAAGGGTTACCATTAGCTGGTTGAGCATCCCATTCATCACCCCATACTTCGTCTACATCTGAAAAGATGAATTCGTATATATTATCCCCTTTATAGTTGGGACCTAGTTCATTTACATAAACTAACTTCATAGTAACTCACCTTTAGAAGATACTTTAAGTTGTTTACCATCAGCCTCAAATACTAAATTTCCTTTATTAGTTTTACCTAAAAATTTAATATTATCATTTTCCTTAACTAAAAACTCAGAAGTTAATTCTTGTTCTACAGTTTCTGATAGTCTTTTTATTTCTTTTTTTACTGAAACGTTTTTTATTTTTTCAAATAAAAACTTTTTAACTTTTTTAGATTCAGTTATTTTTTTCTCGTCTTCTGTAATTACAAAATACTTTTCTAAAACTTTATCTACTTTAGACTCTCCAAACATTTCATCAACAATAGCTGACATATTATCTTCTTCAGATAATTCTTCATCACCCATTGGTTCTTCTTCCATGTCTAAATCTAAGTCTAAGTCTAATTCATCTTCACCTGCATCAATATCAATATCAACTTCACCTTCAACGTCATATTCGACTTCTTCTTCTTCAAAGTTATCTAATATATCTTCTTTATCTTCTTCTGATAGTTTGTTTAAATCAACGGCAGATATTATTGAATTTAAAACATACTTTATATCTTCAGAAGATAATCCTTGATTTTTGTCAAAAGTTCTTAGTTTTTGACCTAATTTACCTGTTAATTTTTGAATCATTTTAAATGAACCTTCCTCATCTTCAACTTCAACATCAACTTCTTCTTCACCTTCAGGTGTATCTACATCCATATCTAAGTCTAAATCTAAATCACCATCCATTTCAGGTTCATCAGCGTCTAAATCAAGGTCTAAATCAGCATCAACATCCATATCTAATTCAGGTTCAACTACAGGTTCTTCAACATCAACCTCAACTTCAGGTTTAGGTGTTTTTAAAACAAACTTTTTTTGTTCACCTATTAGGTTTAACCCTTCTTCATTTTCATGTAATCTATTTAATTCACCTGCGGTTAAATTAACTTTTTTCATTGCTTGTGAAAAAGATTTATGATATTTACGGTTTTGCATTGGTTCGATATAATCAAGTTCTGATTCGTTAATTCCTTTTTTAACGATGTATCCTAATTTTTCTTTTACAATCCCATAATAATTTCCATCCGCCAATTGAATTGAATATTCGGCTGCGGAGTTTTTACTTTCATTCACGGTAGATGGTTTGGAACCATAATTAGCTATCTCAAGAATTCTACTAATTTTTTCTTGACCTTCTAATTTTTCACTACCTAGAGGTTTTAAATCTGCCTTATCTCTATATTTTTAATATTTTTTTATTTTTAACTATATAAACAATTACCA